GACACCTCGGAGGCTACGCGGTACTCCTCGGCTTTCTTCTTCGCATCGGACAGACTCACCGTGCTGTAAAAGGACTTGCGCAGCGGCTTGCCGTGGATATTGCGGCCGACGGTGATCTTGTACTCGAACCGTTTGTCCTTACGTGTTGGCTTTTTTCTTGGCATAACAATAAAACCCCTTTCTTATCGCGTGAAGGTGTGATAAAATAGGGGTACTGATGGCTGTGGAAGGTTTATCAGTACCCCATGTCCCGCTCGCCGGTTGCAGCCGGTGGGCGGGATTTTTTTATTTGTTTAACATGATCGATTTTGACCAGTTTAGCAGAAGTAACGTGCTTCACCAAAGAAGCTGCACCATTTCTCGATGACTTCCTCGCTTCGCGCTTCAATAATTGCCATGATGTTACGGAGCACACGCGGCGGAATCTGGGAACGGTTATGACACAGGTAGCATTTACCGGAGCGTGTGATCCAGATTTTCGTTGCGTTGGCGTTCGGCGAACCCTGCGACACATGGACGTGAATCGGCTCTAACGGGTCGTTCTCGTTCGCCCAGAAATACACCCAGTACGAACCAATCTTAAAAATTTGAGGCATTTTCAAAGCCTCCTTCGCGCGAGAACTGCATGATGAGGTGTGCAGTTGATTCGATTATCTTCTGGTAGCGTGCAATCTCTTCATCGGAGAAGCCGAACACATCTACCCATTCGTAAGCTGGGAGATAGCAGGTCGCATGGTGGAAGCCGTCCTTGGCATCCGGCTTTTCGATATAGACTTTCACGCGCTCATCGGGCAGCATTTCGGAATGGACGATCTCGGTTTCATCGTCCAAGGTTAAGAATGGATACATCATAGTGGTTTCACTCCTTTTGTCAAAATGTCGATTGCTTAAGAAAAACGACATTATCTTTCTTTGTGACGCTATACTGCTTGAATAGTTCAGGAATCAAAGATTCAAATTCGGGATAAATGTCTCGAGAAACGATTTTGCAAAGTGCTTCACCAGCAGATGTTAACAAGACATCGCCAATCGCTATGTTGCGGTCAGTCGATTTAATCGAATATACATGCGAGTTGTATATGAAAAGACATTCTAATTCTGTAACAGCAGGATCGGTGCTGTTTAAAGTAAATCCAGTGACCCCGCCATAATTGATTAAACCGATAGAATCTAATTCGGATAACACACTGAAAGAAAGTCCGATTCGTCCAAAGAACGCTACATCTTTCCGTATAACGGGGGTAAAGTTGTTAGATACATCCTCTAAGCACACACTGCATAATGTAGTAAATGCTCGTGCAAGCCGTCTGTCAAGTATCGAAAGTATTGACAGAAGACGGGTAGGAACAGAATCTGGCTTCATACATTCTTCTGCCAATAACTTTCCCCAAATTAGCTTTATATCATCCGAGCAGACATGCTTGCAGGAATCCATAAAGCGTGATAGCCATTCAGCATCTACATCTTCAGAGTGATCTTGCTCAGGGTGGGCATCTAATTCGCCTTGGGCAATTTTATAAATGTCATATTGATTACCAGATTCTTTTAGCATTTTTGCGACATGCTTGATTTTGAATGCCTTAAGTTCGGGAGGATCATCAGAATTTTTATAGTGTTCGATCAATAAATCTTGCGCTGCTTTGCTTGGCAGCATCAACATATTAAGTTTTTCGTATAATGCTTTTCCTAAGGATTTACAAATAGGAGACAGGGTTTTTGCTCCTAGAATTGCAGGAATTAAAGTATTCATGTCCATAAGTATGCACTTCCTTTATATTTGATCGACCGTACGAATAACCTTGATAACACGGCCGACAACGCGGCACTGTTCCAGGTCTACACCTTCGATATGCTTGGGCTTAAATTCCGGATTGATGGGGATAAGGTCGATCCAATCCTCACCGGGCTTATATTCAATACGCTTGACAGTGGCCTCATCGCCGCCCAGCAGCATAATGCCGATCCGGCCGGAAACGCCCATATCGCTGCACCGCAGGCAGAGAATTTCGTCACCGTCTTGAAACTGCGGGTACATACTGTCACCGCTGACCGTGGCAAGAAAGAAATCCTCGGGTCTGCGCCGTCCAATCCACTCGGCAGGGATGGCACGCTGCTCGTATGCATCATCAGGCGTCGCGTTGAAGTGTGCGGCTACCGGTCCGGCGTAGTGGATCGTGACAAGGTTCGTGTCCTCGGAGGCTGTAGAAGATTCCTCGCTCCAGCCCATGAGATAGGCGGGACTGGTGTGCAGTGCCTTAGCGATCGGCTCTAATTTGTCGATTCGCATATTCATGATCTCGTTGGACTCGTATCTATATACTGTTGCCGGGGAAACGCCGAGTTCTGCTGCGATTTGTTCAGCGGATAGACCTAATTGTTTGCGTCGGTTCTTAATGCGTTCACCAACATCCATTTATATCACCTACTATCTTTGATAAGTCTATTAAAACACACTACTTGCAAAAATGCAAGTACATAAAATTAAAAACTCGCACAAACGCGAAAATTTTCCTTGACATATTGCGGAAATGCGAGTAACATATAGTCAGGAACTCGCGGAAACGCAAGAAGGGAGGGAGCCGAAATGAATATCGACGTGAATAGGCTCAAAGGCAAGACGGTCGAAAAGGGTTTGACCGGAGAGAAAATGGCCATTGCGCTTGGTATCGACCAGAGTACATACTATCGCAAGCTGGGCGATGGCGGCGGAACCTTTACGATCTCTCAGGTTGCCCGTATCGCGGAAATTCTGTCTTTGACCAATGAAGAACGGACAGAAATTTTTTTTGGGACATAACTCGCGTAAACGCGAGAAGATGAAAGGAGCCTCTGATGCAGAGCAAAATAATCGAGTTTATTGTGTGTGTTATCAGTTTTTTTATTTTTGAAACGGTGTGGTATACAATCGACAATATCCATACCAACTGGCTTCGGAAAGGACTACATGCAGTCGTAATAACCATTTTGCTTATTATTTGGCTCTTATTATGAAAAGGAGATGTAAATCCATGAACGACATTATCAAGGTAAACTACAACACCGACCAGCCGACTGTATCGGCACGAGAACTGCATGAGTTCTTGGAGGTGAAAACGGCGTACAAGGACTGGTTTCCTCGTATGCGCGAATATGGCTTTGCGAAAGGGCGCGATTTCAACCCGCTCAAAAATGAGCAGGTTCGATTCGAGGGCAACCGCGAAGTAAAACGCACCGTAGACGATGCCGAAATCACCATCGACATGGCAAAGGAGCTGTGTATGCTCCAGCGCAACGAGCGGGGCAAGCAGGCCCGCCAGTATTTCCTCCAGCTGGAGCGCGACTGGAACAGTCCTGAAAAGGTGATGGCACGCGCACTCCAGATTGCGGAGAAGAAAATCAACACGCTGTCTGCCGAGCTTTCCAAGGCAACGGTCCAGAACACCATCATGCAGCCGAAGTCGGATTACTTCGATGAACTGGTTGAGCGCAACACGTTAACCAACTTCCGCGAAACGGCTAACCAGTTAGGTGTTGGGCAGAAGGTACTCGTGAATTTCCTGTTGGAGAAGAAATACATCTATCGGGATAAGAAGGGTAAGATCATGCCTTACGCTGACAAAAACGATGGCCTGTTCACGATCAAAGAATGCTTTAACGAGAAAACCCAATGGTCCGGAACGCAGACCCTCATCACGCCCAAGGGCCGCGAAACGTTCCGTCTGCTATGTCAGGGTATCTAAGAAAGTGAGGTGTCAGAAATGACCGTACCCACCACCATCACCGCCAAGCTGTCCGAGCTGGAACAGCTTTGCGAGAAGTACCCCAGTAAAATCCCGATTGAGGAGTGCGCCGCGTTCCTCGGCATGGCAGGAGAGAGCCTGAGAGCCTGTCTGGAGCACGGTTCCTGTCCATTCGGACTGGGCTGGCTCAAGAAAAACGCGCACAACCGCGCGTTCTACATTCCTACGCTGACGTTTTACCTTTGGGTAACGCAGTCGGCAGGGTTCAAGAACAACAAAATTTAGAAAGAAGGAAATCCAATGCAAAACAACAACTTCGCAGAAACCCTCGCCTCGGTCGCATCCGAGTTCGGCGTAGAGGACACCGAAAAGCACGGCCGCGGCATCAAGCCGAGCAAGCGCCCGTACTTCCGCTGGACGGAGGAGCAGCTCGAGCAGATGGCCGCGCTGCACAGCGAGGGCAAGTCTGCGAACGAGATTGCGGAGGCGCTGGGCGTATCCCGCGATAAGGTCATCACCAAACTGGCCGCCATGGCAGCACGGCAGCGGACCGGCAGCAAGACGCCGGAGCAAAGTACCGAACCGGTATCCGAGCCCGAGGCAGAACCGGAGCAGGAAGCTGAAACCGAGCTGTCCGTCGAGGCCGAGCCGGAACCAGCAGAAGAGCCGGTCGAGCAGGCAGCACCGGTCGATGTTGACCGCATGATCTTCACGGCGTTCGACAACGTAGTCGGCAAGGTGGACGATTTCGTCACGATGTCCGGCTGCTGGCGCAAGGTGCTGACGACCATCGAGAAGCAGTTGAACGAACTGGCATATCTCGTTTGGGAACACCCGAACACAGAGGAATCGGTCTGCCAGATCGCCGCTATCGTCGCGTATGACAAACTGCGCGCATGAAAAACGCCGCTGTCAGGACGGCAATCCCGATCAGCGGCAAAGAAAAATATATTCAACCACATAATAGCATGAACAGGAGAGATTTTCAATGGTAAAGATTATCAGCACCGTAAAGGGTACAAAGACATTCGCAAGCGTAGAGATGGCCGGAGAGATTTCGGTCATTGCAGCAGAAATCGGCGGCGCACTCAGCAGTGCCTACAACCAGATCAAGGCACAGGACAAGAACGCAGCGAAGAAGTTCCGTTTCCTGCTCACTGAACTGGTATCCAACGAGCGTTCGCCGATGTGGGACGCTTCCAAGGACAGCGGCACCGTCTGCCGTGCTGCTATCGTCCGTGAGGGCGAAAAGCTGAACGGTGACGACATTGCCGACCTGCTCCGCCGCGGTATGCCGAAGGACATCATCAAGTCCCTGCTGGAGGAGATGTAACATGACCGACCCCATCAAGATCACCTCGCTCGAGGCGGAGAACGTCAAGCGCGTGCGTGCGGTGCAACTGCATCCGAGCGCAACCGGCCTGACCATCATCGGCGGGAACAACAACCAGGGCAAGACCTCGCTGCTGGACACGATCGCATGGGCGCTCGGCGGCGACCGCTTCCGTCCCTCTATGGCGACCCGCGAGGGCAGCACGATCCCGCCGCACATCAAGGTCACGCTGTCCAACGGCCTGATTGTCGAGCGCCGCGGCAAGAACAGCGACCTCAAGGTCATCGACCCGTCGGGCAGCAAGGCCGGACAGCAGCTTCTCAATGCCTTTATCGAGCAGCTGGCACTCGATCTGCCGCGCTTTATGCAGGCGAGCGACCGCGAAAAGGCGGACACGCTGCTCCGCATCATCGGCGTGGGCGAACAGCTTGCCGCACTGGAACGCAAAGAGCAGGAGCAGTACAACGAGCGCCTTGCCATTGGCCGCATTGCCGACCAGAAAGCAAAGTACGCGAAAGAGCAGCCGTACTGGCCGGATGCACCGGACGAACTCATCTCCGCAAGTGACCTCATCCGTCAGCAGCAGGCAATCCTTGCCCGCAACGGTGAGAACCAGAGCAAGCGGGCGATGGCAAGCCTGCTCGATCAGCAGGTGAGCACCCTCACCGCGCGTGTGGATGAGCTGCACCGTCAGCTGCAAACCGCCGAGGACGAACTCATCTCTAAGATGGCTGACCTTGCCACCGCACGCAAGACCGCCGAGCAGCTTGTGGACGAGAGCACCGAGGAGCTGGAGCGCAGCATTGCCGACATCGAAACCATCAACGCCAAGGTGCGCGACAACCTCAACCGTGAAAAGGCCGAGGAGGATGCACACGCCTATCAGCAGCAGTATGACAGCCTGACCGCCGAAATTGAACAGCTCCGCGAGGACAAGCGCGCCCTGCTGGACGGCGCCAAGCTGCCGATGGAGGGCCTCGGTGTTGCGGACGGCGCACTGACCTATCACGGCCAGAAATGGGATAATATGTCCGGCAGTGAGCAGCTGCGGGTGGCGACCGCCATTGTGCGCTGTCTGAAACCGCAGTGCGGCTTCGTGCTGCTGGACAAGCTGGAGCAGATGGACCTCGGCACGCTGCGTGAGTTCGGTGCGTGGCTGGAGAGCGAGGGCTTACAGGCCATCGCAACGCGCGTTTCGACCGGCGACGAGTGCTCCATCATCATCGAGGACGGCTATGTGCAGGGAGAGGAACAGCCTTTACCTGACGAGCCGCAGAGTACATGGAAAGCAGGTGCATTTTAATGCAGATCATCCGCGGAAAACAGAAAACCGCGCTCAAGGTTGTCGTGTACGGTCCGGAGGGCATCGGCAAGTCTACGTTTGCCGCACAGTTCCCGAATCCGCTGTTCATCGACACCGAGGGCGGCACCAAGCACATGGACGTCGCCCGCACGCCCAAGCCGACCAGCTGGGTCATGCTGCTCGGTCTGGTCAAGGAGTGCATTTCCGACCCGAGCCTGTGCGGCACGCTCATCATCGACACGATGGACTGGGCGGAGCTGCTGTGCAGCCGCTACGTCTGCGACAAGAACCAGAAAAAGAGCATCGAGGAGTTCGGCTATGGCAAGGGCTACACCTATCTGATGGAGGAGTTCGGCGCCCTGCTGAATACGCTGAACGAGCTGGTCGAGCGCGGCGTGAACGTGGTCGTGACGGCGCACGCCAAGATGCGGAAATTTGAGCAGCCGGACGAGCTCGGCGCATACGACCGCTGGGAGATGAAGCTGTCCGCCAAGACCGCGCCGCTCGTCAAGGAGTGGGCGGACATGGTGCTGTTCGCCAACTACAAGACGTTCGCCGTCAAGACCGAGAACGGCAAGACCAAGGGGCAGGGCGGCGAGCGCCGGATGTACACCACCCATCACCCGTGCTGGGATGCCAAGAACCGCTTCGGTCTGCCGGGCGAGATGCCGTTCGATTATGCCGGAATCGCCCATATCATCGGGGACGAAAAAAATATTCGGTCAATTACTGAACCGAATGAACCGGTTGTGGTCAATTCTGCGGACGAAACGCCGGATAAGTGTAAGGACGTTTCCGATGCACCCGCACAGGCGGCAGTAAGCGAACCGGCGAAACCGGACGGCACCGTGCCGGACATTCCGGCAGGTATCCCGCAGGCGCTGCGCGACCTGATGCAGGCCAACAACGTCACCGCGACCGATATTCAGACCGCTGTTTCCGCCAAGGGATATTTCCCGCTCGGCATGGAGATCACCGACTATCCGGCGGATTTTGTGAGCGGCTGCCTGATCGGTGCGTGGGATCAGCTCTATCAGGTCATTCTGAAAGAGCGCAAGGACATTCCGTTTTAATCAAGGAGGACAATTATTATGAACGACAACATTCTGGATCAGGAGCTCGGCTGGGAAGACGAGATCGAAAACGAGGGCAGTCCGCGCCGTGTGCTCGAGCCGGGCGAGTACCCGTTTACCGTACTGGGCTTTGAGCGTGCCCGCTACGCAGGCAGCGAAAAGGTAGCGCCGTGCAATCAGGCTATCCTGCACCTGCGTGTGGATGCGCCGGACGGCGAGAGCGAGATGAACGTCAACCTGTTCTTGCTTAAGCGCTTTGAGTGGAAGCTGTGCCAGTTCTTCACGTCCATCGGTCTGCGCCAGCACGGCGAAAAGCTGCGTATGAACTGGGCGGCTGTCACCGGCAAGACCGGCCGCTGCCGCATCACCAAGCGTACTTACAAGGACAAGACCGGCGCAGACCGCGAAACCAACGATCTGGACGAGTTCCTCGATCCGTTGGGTGCGCCGTCCATGCAGCAGGCGGGCGGCTTTACGCCGGGAGCATTCTAATATGGAACTGGGACCGGATCAGCAGGCGGCGCGTGAAGCGGTCGAGAACCGCTGGGAGCAGGGTGACGACAGCACCCTGCTTTCTATTCCCACCGGCTGCGGAAAGACTGTCATTTTTGCGAAGATTGCCGAGGACAGGGTGCGGCAGGGCGACCGCGTGCTCATCCTCGCGCACCGCGGCGAGCTGCTCGATCAGGCCGCCGACAAGCTGCACACCGCGACCGGACTTTCCTGCGCGACCGAGAAAGCCGAGCAGAGCTGTCTGGGCAGCTGGCTGCGTGTAGCGGTCGGCTCGGTGCAGACCCTTATGCGGCCCAAGCGGCTAGCGGCATTCCCGCGGGACTACTTCGGCACCATCATCATCGACGAAGCGCATCACGCGGTATCCGACAGCTACGGACGTATCCTGAATCACTTCGACAGCGCAAAGGTGCTCGGCGTAACCGCAACGCCCGACCGAGGTGATATGCGAAACCTCGGCAGCGTGTTTCAGTCGCTGGCGTATGAGTATTCGCTGACCAAGGCCATCCGCGAGGGCTACCTCGTGCCCATCAAGGCGCTGACCGTGCCGCTCAAAATGGATTTGACCGGTGTCGGCGTACAGTCCGGCGACTTTAAGCCGGGCGACCTCGACAGCGCGCTCGACCCGTACCTCTACCAGATCGCGGACGAGATGGCAAAGACCTGTGCCGACCGCAAGACCGTTGTGTTCCTGCCGCTGGTCAAGACCAGCCAGAAATTCCGCGATATTCTGTGTTCGCACGGCTTCCGTGCGGCAGAAGTGAACGGCGAATCGCCCGACCGCGCGGAAATCCTTGCGGCGTTTGACCGCGGCGAGTACAACGTGCTGTGCAACAGTATGCTGCTCACCGAGGGCTGGGACTGCCCGAGCGTCAACTGCGTTGTGGTGCTGCGCCCGACTAAAGTACGCAGCCTGTACAGCCAGATGGTAGGCCGCGGCACGCGCCTGTTTCCCGGCAAGACCGACCTGCTGCTGCTGGATTTCCTGTGGCACACCGAGCGGCACGAGCTTTGCCGACCGGCGCATCTGGTCTGCGAAACCGCCGAGGTGGCCGAAAGCATGACCGAGAGCGCAGCCGAGCAGGGCGGTCCGGTGGACATTCTGGAAGCCGCCGAACAGGCCGAGAGCGATGTGGTGCAGCAGCGCGAGGAATCCCTCGCCAAGCAGCTGGCGGAGATGAAAAGCCGTAAGCGCCGTCTGGTGGACCCGTTACAGTTCGAGCTGTCCATTCAGGCGGAGGATTTAGCAGGCTACACGCCCGCATTCGGCTGGGAGATCGCGCCGCCGAGCGAAAAGCAGATCGGCGCACTGGAAAAGTGGGGCATCCGCCCGGACGAGATCGAATGCGCGGGCAAGGCGGCAAAGCTGCTCGACCGTCTGGCGGCACGCCGCACCGAGGGTCTGACAACGCCCAAGCAGATTCGCTTTCTGGAGGGCAAGGGCTTTACGCACGTCGGCACCTGGCAGTTTGAGCAGGCAAAGCAGCTCATCGACCGCATTGCTGCCAACGGCTGGCGCATTCCGCGCGGCATCGACCCGAAAACCTACATGGGATAATGGAGGATAAATGAAGCAGGACGAACTCGATCTCCGGCAGGCGCTGGACTACATCGACCCGAGAGAACTCTCGTACAGCGAGTGGGTCGGCGTCGGCATGGGACTGAAAGAAGCAGGCTATCCCGTCGGTCTGTGGGAGGACTGGTCAAGACGGGACGGCGGGCGCTACCGCAGCGGTGAGTGCGCCCGCAAGTGGGACAGCTTTCGCGGCACGGACACGCCCATCACGGCGGGAACCATCGTGCAGATGGCGCAGCGCGGCGGCTGGCAGCCGAACGGCGGCGACTGTGAACTCGGCTGGGACGATGAGATCGGCGGGAACGAACCCTACCGCGTGATTGACCCGCACTGGGTCGAGGCGCAGGAGATTGCCGAACCCGCCGAGTGGCATCCGGCACAGCAGCTCATCACCTACCTCGAAACGCTGTTCGACAGCGAGGAGCACGTCGGCTACGTCACCCGCTCGTTCTCGAACGAGGACGGCAAGGCCATGCCGACCAAGGGCGACTGGGCGCGAACCGCCGGTCAGCTGGTGCAGGCGCTCTCTGCCTGCGGCGACGACATCGGCAGCGTGCTCGGTGACTACGACCCGGCGGTTGGCGCGTGGATCCGCTTCAACCCGCTCGACGGCAAGGGCATCCGCAACGAGAACGTCACCGCGTTCCGCTACGCGCTCGTCGAGTGCGACGGCATGGACATCGACCGCCAGAACGCGCTCATCCGCGAGCTGGAGCTGCCGGTGGCGTGTCTGGTGCACTCGGGCGGCAAGAGCGTGCACGCCATCGTTCACATTGATGCACCCGACTACCCAGAGTACCGCAAGCGGGTCGAATACCTGTACACGGTCTGCCGCAAGAACGGTCTGGAACTCGACCAGCAGAACCGCAATCCGTCGCGCCTGTCGCGTATGCCTGGCGTGCTGCGAAAGGGACACAAGCAGTTCCTCATCGACACCAACATCGGCAAGACGGACTTTGCCGAGTGGCGCGAGTTCATCGAGAGCGCGACCGATGACCTGCCCGACCCGGAGAGCATGAGCGCGGTCTGGGACGAGATGCCGCCGCTGGCTCCGGCACTCATCGGCGGCGTGCTCCGGCAGGGACACAAGATGCTGCTCGCCGGACCGTCCAAGGCGGGCAAGTCGTTCGCACTGATCGAGCTGACCATCGCTATCGCCGAGGGCAAAAGCTGGCTCGGCTTCGACTGTGCACAGGGCAGAGTGCTGTACGTCAACCTCGAGCTTGACCGCGCTTCCTGCCTGCACCGCTTCAGGGACGTGTACGGCTGCCTCGGCTGGAAGCCCGAGCACCTCGGCAACATCGACATCTGGAATCTGCGCGGCAAGTCCGTGCCGATGGACAGGCTCACGCCCAAGCTGATTCGCAGAGCCATCAAGAAGGACTACATCGCGGTCATCATCGACCCGATTTACAAGGTCATCACCGGCGACGAGAACTCCGCCGATCAGATGGCGAACTTCTGCAACCAGTTTGACAAGGTGTGCACCGAACTCGGCTGCGCGACCATCTACTGCCACCACCATTCTAAGGGTGCACAGGGCGGCAAGCGCTCGATGGACCGCGCGAGCGGCTCCGGCGTGTTCGCCCGCGACCCGGATGCGCTGCTCGACCTCATCGAACTCGAGGTGTCGGACGATTTACGCACCCAGATGGAGAACAACGCCGTCTGCCGTGTGTGCGGCGCGGCGCTCGAGGCAGCAGGAAAGAGCGACAAGGTATCGCAGGACGACCTGTGCAGCCAGCGTGCCGCCATGGATGCCTGCAAGCGGCTGCTCTCCGGCGTGGACTACAATCACCTGCTCGACCGCATTGCCGACACCCGCAAAGAGGTACAGGCGCGGACGGCGTGGCGCATCGAGGGCACGCTGCGTGAGTTCCCGAAGTTCCCGCCGGTCAACCTGTGGTTCGAGTTTCCGGTGCACCGGCTGGACGGCAACGGCGCTTTGCAGGACATCAATCCGGACGAGGCCGCTCCGGCATGGCAGCGCGGCGCAAAGGCCCGCAAGGGTAAGGCAAAGCAGGCGAAGCAGAGCAAGAAGGAAGCGTTCGACACGGCGTACAATGCCCTGTGCCTGGGCGGGGATGCGCCGACGGTGCGCGACCTTGTGGAGTATTACTCGCAGCAGGAGGACGGCGATGCACGCGCTCCGTCGGACAAGACAGTGTATCGCTGGATTCGGGAATACGGCTACGAACTTGACCGGAACACCGGTCAGGTGACAAAGGTTTCTCATTCTCACGACCTTGCAGAATGAGAATTGAGAAACTTCTCACAACCTTTCTCACGACCTGTAAAAATGAGAAATGAGAACATTCTCACGACCTGTATATATAAATATATAACTTTTGAGAATGAGAAATGAGAAACGGTGATTGGGTCAGTGTGTGAACGCACTCACCATGTGAGGGGGCTTGGAAGGCGCCCCTCACAGATGGTTGGAGAGCGCACACACGACTGGACCCGTCGCGCGAGAGGAGAGAAGAAGAAAATGGTAATGCAGTTTTTCATGGCGATGCGCCCGCCGACGTGTACGGCGCAGGAGAAGCAGGTGCGCGTGTTGCATGGCAAGCCGCAGTTCTACGAGCCGCAGGCGCTCGCCGCCGCCCGCGCAAAGCTGTGCGCTCACCTCGGGCAGCACCGGCCGGAACAGCCGTATACAGGCGGCGTGCGGCTCGTAGTGAAGTGGCTGTTCCCGCGAGGAAAACACCCGGACGGCAGCTACCGCACGACAAAGCCGGATACGGACAACCTGCAGAAGCTGCTCAAGGACTGCATGACCGCCGAGCACTTCTGGACGGACGATGCACTGGTGTGCTCGGAGATCACGGAGAAATTCTGGGCGGACACGCCCGGCATCTGGATTCACATCGAGCCGGTGGAGGGCTGATATGGACTTTGAGGAGATGAACCAGCGGGCATACGACCGCAAACCCGAGCCGGACGGTCTGACACCCGCCGAGCGCATGATCTGGCTGGCGCTGCGGCTGCTGTATGAGCTGCACTTTCACGGCGGCCTGACCCGTGAGGAGGGCGTGGCGTATAAGCAGGAGCTGAAAAAAGATTACGAGCGTAACCTCGCGCAGGAGGCCGAGTGGCTGCGTGCCGGTACGGCAATGAAGCTGCTGCGGCAGAGCGAGAACTCCGAGGTGAAGAAGATCGTCGGGGAAGTTGAAACGATGTTTTGAGGAGGAGAACCATGGCGAAGTGTAAATTCTGCGGGGAGCCGGTTAAGGCTGCACCCGTGTCCCATCCGGCCTGCTGGGAGCAGGCGGTGAACAAGCTCGCAGGTGAGATCTGCGATGAGTATTGTAAGTTTCCTTTTGAACTGGACTATGAGGCACTGGTGGACAAATGCGAGCAGTGCCCGATGGTACGGCTGAAGGAGTTGGGAGGGGAAGTATGATTTTAGAGTTGACCAAACAGAACATCTTGAACCTGACGAATGAGAGCAAGCGCAAGGCTATCCTTGCCGCCTGGCGCAACTGGGGCATCTGGCACAAGGCGCCCGAAATCGGGTTGAGTGTGTACCGGCTCGACCTGCCGGACGGCAGCTTTTTCACCGCCAGCTGGTACGAGGGCGACGACTTCTTTCCGGGCGGCAGCATGGGCATGGGCAATGTCAACCGTCCGCGTTTCAATCTCTGCGACAAGGGCGGCAAGTTGAAAGCCGGGAGCAAGGCCGAGAGCCTGCTGACGGACAAGCTCAAGGAGCTGCGGAAGGAGCTGCTGAGCCATGAAAACTGATGAACTTATCGAAGCCCTCGGACAGCTGAAAGTGCAGACCGGCTCTCTGGCCTGCCTCGGCTGCGGGCATGAGCACAACTGCGGCGTGCATGGCTGCGCGATCGCGCGAGAGGCTGCGGTGCGGCTGAACCTGTACGAACACGCGCTGAAACAGGTGACGAAGGAGCGCGATGCAGCGGTCAAGCAGCTGCGGCAAATCGCAAGCTGTGAAACCTGCAAGTACGTCGAGCAGTGCAGCGAGGGCTGTGAAACGCATAACGCTTGCAGCATGGGTCAGAACTGGGAATGGAACGGAGGCACGCCATGACCGACAAATCACTGGAAATGCTGAAATGGCTGCTGGAAGATCTGGAAACGGACGAGGGTGTGTGCTACAAGACCCGAAGCAGCACCTGTGCCACGGCCTGCCCGCTGTGGTACGCCGGTGCCTTTGGTGATAACATTTGCCTGCCGTCTGTCCTCGGCCGCCGCGTAACGCGCATGATTCACGATCGGAAGCTGCCGAAACGAGAAAAGGAGAATGAACATGAAAGCAATTCGTAAAAAGCCCGGCTGCGAACCGGAGCTGATCGACATCGACAACACGCTGGCAGCCTTGCAGCAGGAGGTCGGCGGGTACATCGAAACCGTAACGATTGCATCGGATGCCGTCGTTATCTGCAACGAGGAAGGAGTGCTGCTCGGAATGCCGTACAACTGCCGGTTCGTCGGCGTGGATTTCGTCGGCACGATTCTTGTGGTCGGCCGCGACCGAGACGAGTTCTGCGATGTGCCGGAGGCTGACTTCCTGATGTATCATCTGCGAGAGGAGACGGGTCATGACAATCACTGATCTGCTGGTCAATCTTGACTGTATCCTGTGGCTGCTCCTGTTCTTCCTCGTGCTGCATCGGATAAACTTCTGGGACGGGAAATTCAGCGAGTTACATGAGGAACTGCTGAGAACAATCCGGGAGGAGAACAAGGACAGTGACTGAATACAGCTGCAAAGTACGGCGCTATTTAGCATGGAGGTATGGCGATGAAGAAAAAGCGTGTCAATCCGCACAGGCGTCCGGCGACACTGGCGGACGTACAAAAGGCAAAGAAAACCGCGCAGAACGAGGCGGTAACAACAGCATGGGCAATCTTTTTCTCGGCGCTGCGGGATAAGGAGGGCTTCGGCTACACACGGCTCCGGCGTGTCTGGGACGAGGTAAACTACCTTGCGGACAGCGTTTCCAAAGGCTATGTGTCGATCGCCGATCTCGAAAAGGAACTCGAAGACTACGGAATCACGTTGAGGTAGGATTATGACAACTAAGGATTGGCTGAACCGCGGGTGGGCACTCGACCGCGAGATTACGGCTTTGGAGAGTGCCAAGCGCCGGGCATATGACCGCTGCGTGTCCGGCGTGGCATCGGTGAGCGGTGCACCGGGCGGCTGCGGTGCCTCAGACGGCGGCCTGAGCCGCTACGCCGACTTTGCCGCACAGGTGGACGCCCAGATCGACAAGCTCATCGACATTAAGCAGGAGATTGCGGCGGTGATTGCCGAGGTGCCGGACACGACCCTGCGGACACTTCTCACAAAGCGGTACTTAAACTTTGAGAAGTGGGAGAAAATCGCGGTTGACTTAGACCGCACTCTGCGCTGGGTCATGCGGCTGCATGGCAGGGCATTGCAGGCAGCAGAAAAAATTCTGAAGGAAAATGCGAACAGGCCATGTTAGTTCACATAGTTTCCTGCTATACTGGTATCATGAAGTTCAGCGGGAATGAAACTTAGGTCCCGCATTTCTCCTGCTTCATAGCATTGGAAACACCTCCGGAAGAGCACTCTTGGAAACAAGGGTGCTTTTTCAGATAGCTTGACAAATATAATATAATACGGTAATATGAGCAAAAAAGAATAGCCGAAGTCATATACTTCGACTATTCAAGGAATAAGAGTGTGTATTGTGATGGGAGTTAACTGTTTAGAATAGCGTTAATCAGGGAATCTTTGTTCCAGCCCACCATTACAGTTGCATTATCCTGCACTTTAGAGGGAATCCGCTGCTGTCCCCAGGGCTTCAAACCGATGATATATTTGTCATAATCGGTAGAAGTGTCAATTTCAAAGTCAATCCATTCACTGTGTGCGGCGTACATGCCGGAAATAATGATTACTTTGGACGCGGGACTAATCTGATTTTTCAGAAGGTTTTTTAAGGTGGTTTTACCGGCTGGCTGAGTAGGATCAATTAAGGGGTCGTGCTTAGGAACAGAATAGTTTCTCCATGTCAAGAGCCCTTCATCTTCAGCTTCATTCAACCAAGAAACTACTTTGTTGTAGTCATCAGAATATTTCCATGCGTGACTGATGAAGATATTATATAATGCCAAAAAAATCATCCTTTCGTATTTAGGAGGTTTACTATGCCTGAAACTAAGAAGTACCGAAAAAAACCGGTGATTGTCAAAGCATACAGGACGGATAAAAAAATGACAATACACACTCTTGAAGGGGATATGATAGCTTCTGTAGGGGATTATATCATTACTGGGGTCAATGGAGAACAATACCCATGTAAGCCCGATATTTTTGAAAAAACCTACGAGTTGTGCGATGAATCGGATGTGGAGTCTTGACTCTGAGAACGAGGGGCGTTAGCAGCGACCCAAGTTTGAAATTCTTTGGTCATATACTCTTCACAAGAAACCACAAGTATATTAAACGCTTCGCTGACGGACAAATTTTGAAATTCGCCGGTGCGTGTCAAATACCGGTGTAATATGCTTTGCAGAATTTCACAGTTGCTTCGATAGCGAACCCATAAGTCTTGAAAATGATATAGGGATAATATTGCAGAAATAACAGTTACACCTGAACTGATAATGGCTATTAAAATATTGATCCCTCGGCATGATAGCATATCGGATAAGAGAGTTAAGATAGGAATAATCGCGCTTAAAACGATGGATGCTACGGACCAATGCTTAAAATCAGACTGTGCTTGGACAGCTTTCTTATTATACCAATCGATTTGATCTAAAATACGGTTTTTAATGTACCATTTTTCGAAATTGGTATCGAATACAGATAGATAATCCTGAAAATTCGATGAAGGTGAATATGGGGATTGGGGAGATGGATGTATAAATCCATGAATGCGTTCTCGTAAATTAGGCATGATACTCCTCCTATAGATAGGGTACTATTAGTATAACATAAAATTCCAGATTGCACAATCGAACAATTTGTAAACCGTCTACACCGTAGGCGGTTTTCTTTTACCCATTTTCAGAAAGGACGGTGAGCGCGTGAGCAAACTGACAGCCAAGCAGCAGGCTTGGGTAGATTATTACAAGCAGGGCAAGACGGCGGCAGAGGCTGCGCGGCTTGCCGGATACAAGGGCAGTAATTCGGACGTCATCGGAGCACAGAACTTAGTAAAACTTAGTAAATACATCGCAGACCGCGACAAGCTGCTTGAAACGCCGCGGATTGCCGACATGGAGGAGATCAACGCCTTCTGGACGAACGTCATGCGTGACAAGGGCGAGGAGACCAAGGATCGGCTCAAGGCATCGGAGCTGCGAGCGAAAGCGGCGGGCGCATTTGTGCAGAAAATCGAGTACTCCGGCACTCTCGAGGTGGAAAACCCGCTTGCAGGTCTGACCACCGAGGAGCTGCGGAAGCTGGCGGACGATGGTTGACCCTCGCATTCGCAGGGCGGCTCGCATAGAGCTTGCCCGGCGTGATTTCTGGTCGTTCTGCAAGCTGATGGCGCCGGACTTCTACCGCGAGGACCGGCCGTACCTCAAGACGCTGTGCAGGCGCTTACAGGCGTTCTGTGAGAGCGACCGCAAGGTGCTGGTGGTCAATATGCCGCCGCGCCACGGCAAGAGCCGCACAGCGGTGCTGCTGAGCCAGTGGTTGTTTGGGCGCGATCCGTCCGAGCAGATCATGACCGGCAGCTACAACGAAACGCTGTCCACGACGTTCGCACGGGCGGTCCGCGACGGCATTGCGGAGGAACGGTTTGACCCGAGCCGCATCGTGTTTTCGGATATTTTCCCGCAGACGCGCATCAAGTACGGCGAGGCCGCCGCAGGCAAGTGGGCGCTCGAGGGGCAGTACGCGAGTTACCTCGCCACCTCTCCGGGCGGCACGGCTACTGGCTTCGGCGCACGCAAGCTGCTGATTGACGACCTCGTGAAGAAAGCAGAGGAGGCATTCAACGAGGGCGCACTCGACAAGCAGTGGCAGTGGTTCACGGACACCATGCTCTCGCGAACCGAAACCGGCTACAAGATCGTTATCATCATGACGCGCTGGGCGACCGGTGACCTGGCGGGCCGTGCATTGGAGCACTGGCCGGATGCGGAGCTCATCACGATGAAAGCCTTGCAGGACGACGGCACGATGCTGTGCAACGCGGTTCTCACCCGTGAGGACTACGAGGATAAGGTTCGCACGATGAGCGAGGAGATCGCGTCAGCGAACTACCAGCAGCAGCCGATCGACCTGAAAGGCCGTCTGTACAGCAGCTTCAAGACCTACACGGACATTCCGCGCGATGCAAACGGCAGGCCGCTGTTCACGCATATCCGCAGCTACACCGACACGGCGGACACCGGCGCGGACTATCTTTGCAGCATCATCTACGGCGAGTATAACCACGAGGCCTATGTGCTCGACATCTACTACACCAAGGACCCGATGGAGATCACCGAGCCGGAAACCGCACGGCGGCTGCTGGCGCACGGCGTAAACCTCGCGAAAATCGAGAGCAACAACGGCGGCCGCGGCTTTGCCCGCAACGTGCAGGAGCAGCTAAAGCGGCTCGGTTCAAACCGCTGCCGTGTGGAGTGGTTCCACCAGAGCGAGAACAAGGTCGCGCGTATCCTCACCAATTCAACGTGGGTGCAGGATCACATTTACTACCCGGTGAACTGGCGCGACCGCTGGTCGGAGTACGCAAAAGCAATGTTACATTACCAGAAAGAGGGCAAGAACGCCCACGATGACGCTCCCGACGCGACAACCGGCGTTGCGGAGCAGTTTACCAGGAAAGGAGGGGTCAGCGTATGGTGAAAGTGAACAGCCGCACGATTCAGCGGCTTTTGCAGGGGCACGGGCAGTTCATCCGCGAGGCGGACGAGGCTCGGCACTATTACAGCAACGTCAACCGCATCAAGAAGGACAACAGCGTTTTGCAGCGGCAGGCAGAGACCGAGCAGGCGCTCGGCAATCCGCTGCACCTCGCGGACAACCGCATTTCGCACTCGTGGCATAATCTGCTCGTGACGCAGAAGGTTTCCTACGCGCTGAGCTATCCGCCGGTGTTCGATGTGGGGAACAAGACCGCCAACGAGCGGATCGCAGAGATTCTCGGAGATCAGTACACCGCAACGGCCATGCAGCTCGGCATTGACGCGAGCAACACCTCGGTCGGCTGGCTGCATTACTGGCGCGGCACAGACGGCAGGTTCCGCTACCACACCGTAGACCCGGAACAGATCGTGCCGGTGTTCTCCGGTACGCTGGAGAGCGATCTCGTCGGCGTGCTGCGCTGCTACACCATGCTCGACCCGCAGAGCGGCCAGACCGTACAGGTGTGCGAATACTGGGACGACACGACCTGCCGGTTCTACCGTCAGAACGGCGTGTCCGGCAACTACACCTACTTCGAATATCCGGAAGTCGGGCAGGAGCTGCGGCACGGCCTCGGCGCGGTGCCGTTCATCCCGTTCTACAACAACGCCGACCGGCGGGGCGATCTGCCGCTGTACCGCGACCTGATCGACGCCTACGACAAGGTGGTTTCCGGCTTCGCCAACGACATGGAGGACGTGCAGGAGGTCATCTTCGTCATCAAGAACTACGGCGGCACGGACAAGACCGAGTTTATGAGCGACCTTAAAAAGAGCAAGCTCATTAAGGTCGAGGGGGACGGCGGCGTGGACACCATCCGCGCGGAGATCCCGTTTGAGGCGCGGAACGCATTCCTCGAAAGAACCCGCCGTCAGATCTTCGTTTCCGGCATGGGCGTTGACCCGAACCCTGAGAATTTCGGCAACTCGTCCGGCGTGGCGCTCAAGTACCTGTACAGTCTGCTGGAGCTGAAGGCCGTGATGCTGGAGACGCAGTTCCGCAGCGGCTTTGCCGAGCTGGTACGCGCTATCTGCCGTCTGGAGGGTATCGCACAGCCGAAACGCATTCTCCAGACATGGACACGCAACATGGTGCAGAACGACCTCGAAACCGCGCAGATCGCGCAGCAGTCGGTCGGCATTATCTCGGACAGGACCATCCTCGCAAACCATCCGTGGGTAGACGATGCCGAGAGTGAGCAGAAGCAGCTGGAAAAGGAACAGCAGGCGGCAGCCGAGAAGCAGCCGCAGTTCCGGTTCCCGCCAAAGGACGGTGCAGGCGATGGCAGCGGCGGATAAGCTGAACGGCGCCTACTGGCGCAAGCGTGCCATTGAGCTGGCCGAGAAGCAGAAACGGGAGGACGATGACCTGTGTCTGCGGTTCCATCGGGAATACGAGCGCATTCTGCACGAACTGGATAAGGAACTCTCGATCTTCTATGCTCGCTATGCCGCAAACGAGAGCGTCAGCATGGCAGACGCACGCAGGCTGCTGCGGGATGCAGAGCTGGAGGACTTCCGGATGTCGCTGGACGAGTTCCGCGATAAGGCGCTTGCAGGCGGCTTTGATAAGGAGCTGGAGGAGGTTTATCTCCGTTCGCGTATCTCGCGCTTGCAGGCGTTGCAGACGCAAGTCGAACTGCGTATGATGGAGCTGTTCGGCTCTCAGCGCGATGTTCTGCGCGACCATTTGCAGGAGCGCTACACGGATACCTACTACCGCACGGTGTACGCCGTCAGCCAGCAGGCCGATGTGGCAAGCACCTTTGCTCGCATTGACCCGCAGACCATTGAACGCATTCTTGCGGTGCCGTGGGTCGGCAGCGAGTTTTCGTCCCGCATCTGGGCGGACAAGGACAAGCTGACCCGTGAGCTGATGCAGACGCTCTCGCGCGGCTTTGTCCGCGGCGACTCACTGGGTCGCATGACGAAAGAGTTCGCCCAGCGCATGGGCGTGTCCGAGAGCAGGGCGGCAACGCTCATCCACACCGAGAGCGCCTATATGGCGGCTGAGGCTGCCGAACAGGGATACCGGGAAACCGGTGTCCAGTCCTATCGGTTCGAGGCGGCGCTCGATCTCAAGACCTGCGCAGTGTGCGGTGCTCTGGATCAGCGCGAGTTTCCGCTTGCGGAGCACGAAACCGGCATCAACTATCCGCCGCTGCATCCGCGCTGCCGGTGTACCACCGTTCCGGTAACGGAGTTCCGGATCGGCAGTAAGCGTGCCGCCAGAAATCCCGCGACCGGCAAGACCGAGTATGTCGAGAAAAAGCTGACGTATGAGGAATGGCGGAAAAAATATGTTGAGAATACAGCAGAAAATGATATAATGGAGTTACAGAGAAAAGCCGAGCGCAAGACAGCAAATACCGGCTCTTTTGCTGAACTCCAAATTCCGCTGCAAAAGCGTGAGGTGCTCCGGCTGGCTAAACAGTACGGCGTAGATATGCGCGGTATCACGGTTAAGATTCAGCGCAGCGAAAAGCTGCTTGCGCTGCCACTGACCGGCAGCACCGATTATAAGAACATCGGGCGAATCGACTTGTTCCCTCGAGCATTCGAGAACGAAGAGCAGCTTATGCGGACACTGATTCACGAGAAATGTCACGTTAAGCAGCTAAAAAAGCATGGCGCAGCATACGCGCAGAAGAATCTCGATCAGATGGAGCGGCAGGCATACCGCTTTGAAAGTTTCTGGTATCAAAAATTACGAAAGAAGGTGCAGCGATGAAATGGCTGAAGAATCTTGAAAGCCTTTCCGATATGGGAAGCGTTGGCGCTTGCCCGCATTGCGGAAGCAGCGATACCGATTATTGCTACACCGTAGTTGATTCAGATACCCGAATGGGATTCTGTGATTTGTGGTGCAACTCCTGTAAGCATGGTTTTCATGTTTCGCGGGTGAAAGTACCGGATAAAGCGAAAACCGGAAAAGCACCGAGCAACGTCATTTACTGACAAATTAAGAACTAACCACCAAGGATTCAATCCAAGGTGGTTTTTTCATACCCATTTTTCGATGAAAGGAGCAAAAAACAATGGAATTTCTCAAAAGCCTTTTTGAAAAGGGCGCACTGACCTGGGAGCAGTTCCAGCAGGCCGCAAAGGACGCAAAGTTTGAGGTGGTCAACGCCGCCGGCGGCGCTTATGTTCCCAAGGCCGACCTGGACACCAAGGCGCAGGAGTTGACCACGGCGAACAACACCATCAAGGACCTGCGTGAGGCCGCCAAGGCGTGGGACGGCAAGGACCCGAAGAAGCTGGAGGACGACCTCAAGACCCTCCAGACCAAGTACGACACCGATACCGCGAATATTCGTCGCGATGCAGCTATCGACCTGGCGCTGACCCGTGCCCATGCACGCGATCCGCAGCTGACCCGCGCGGCGCTCTCGATGGACGACATCAAGATCGGCGCGGACGGCAAGATCACCGGCCTTGACGCGCAGGTCGAAAGTCTGAAAAAGGACAAGGCGTGGCTGTTCGAGGAGGACGGCGCAGGCCAGTCCGGCAAGCAGGGCGACAAGGGCGGAAACCCGAACGGCGGTCAGGGCGGCGGCTACAATCCGCAGTCCGGCGGCAACCCGAACACGGTAAATGATCTCGGTTCCGCTCTCGCAGAAGTATACAACACCAACGGCTAACAGAAAGAAGGAATGAAAATGCCTATCACTCTCGCACAGGCAAAGGTCGGCATGGCAAACCATGTGGACCAGCAGGTTATTGATCAGTTCCGCCGCGGCTCCATGCTGCTCGAGGCACTGACCTTTGACAACTCGGTATCTCCGGGCACCGGCGGCTCTACGCTGACCTATGGCTACACTCAGCTCAAGACCCCGGCAGGCGCGGACTTCCGTGACATCAACACCGACTACACCGAAACCGTAGCCGACCGCGAAACCAAGTCGGTTGACCTCAAGATCTTCGGCGGTACGTTCAAGATCGACCGTGTTCTGGCGAATACCGCGAACGGCCAGATCAACGAGGTTCAGTTCCAGCTCGAGGAGCACATCAAGGCGACCACCAACCTGTTCCACTACACCGCCATCAACGGCGACAAGGGCACCAAGGGCTTTGACGGTCTGGACACGCTGCTTGTCGGCACTTCCACCGAGATCAACGCGGACGCATCCAAGGCGATCGACCTGTCCACCTCGGCGGCGATCGACACCAACTACAAGACCGTGCTCGATATGCTCGACGAGTTCCTGTCCGAGCTGGACGGCGTGCCGACCATGCTCATCGGCAATGCGGCGCTGCTGACCAAGATCCGCTCCTGCGCCCGCCGTGCCGGTTATCTGACCCACTCCGAGGACGCTTTCGGCCGTCAGATGAGCGGTTACAACGGCATTCCGTTCATGGATATGCAGTATTACTACGACACCGCCGAGAAGAAGGAAAAGCCGGTCGTGCCGATTACTTCGCGCGAATACGGCGCGTCCTCGTCCAAGACCACCGTTACCGGTCTGACCGACCTGTACGCTGTCCGTCTGGGCCTGGACGGTTTCCACGCCGTATCTCCGATGGGCGGCAAGGTGATCTCCACCACGCTGCCGGATTTCTCTACCGCAGGCCCGGTCAAGGCCGGTGATGTCGAGATGGTAGCGGCAACCGTGCTCAAGAAGTCCCGCGCTGCCGGCGTGCTGCGCAACTTCAAGGTAAAGTGAGGGAACTGCCATGTACAAGATCAAGGCACCGAGCGAGGAGTACGACCGCAAGATCGGCGGCGTGCAGTTCGTCAGTGGTGAGGCGCAGACGGATAACGAGTGGCTTGCAAGCTGGTTCTCCGGCCGTACGGGCTTTACCGTGGAAACCGTGACCGCCGAGGAGGAAACCGAGCCGACCGAGGACAAACCGAGGGGGAAGCGCAGAAATGACAAGGGAAACGCTGATGCTGCGGGCGCAAAGCCTGCTGCCGAACCTGCCGCAGGAAACGCTTGAGTTCGCGTGTGCGCTGGTGCTCGAGCAGATCTGCAACTACTGCAATCTGACCGAAGCGCCGGACGGCCTGACGAACACCGCAGCGCTTATGGTGCGCGGTCTGGTAAACAGCGTACAGCTCCAGAACGAGAATATGCAGCCCGCCGCAAAGGGCGTGTCCAGAGGGGATACGTCCTTTTCCTTTGCAACCGCAGCGGAACAGCTGGCGGCGCTGGCAAGTTCGGGCGACTTCCTCACCGACTACAAGGCGCAGCTGAACGCCTATCGAAAGATGAGGTGGTAGTATGCTCGGCAATCCGGAGCTGGAGCGTGCGCTGCTCGAGCAGACCTATGACGGCGTGATGACTGTCACCGGCACAAGCAAACAGGAAGTGGGCGGCGAAACCGTTGTTACGCCGGACGCAGTGCTGCACGAGAATATCCCGTGTGCGCTGTCGTTTTCGGGCACACCGGACAGCAAGACCGATGCAAACAGCAGTCAGATCAGCTATCAGGCGACGATCTACTGTGCGCCGGAGCTGGCGATTCCGGCGGGCTGCCGCATTGCGGTTCAGCAGTACGGCGCGACCTATCGGCTGAAATACAGCGGCGAGAGCGCGGTCTATCCGACCCATCAGCAGCTTTCTGCCGTCCGAGAGGAGCGAGCGTAATGGCTGCTTGGGGAAGCTGTGATTTTCACGAGCTGCGCGACTTAAACGAGCGCATTAAGGCCGCCGCCAGCGAGCAAGAGATGGACGCTTTCTACACCGGCCTGCTCGATGAGATGATGAACGGTCTGCTGACCGACGTCAAGGAGCTGACACCGGTTGACCGCGGTCATCTGCGGCGCAACTGGTTCATCACCAAGGCGAAGCGCAGCGGCAAGGTGTACCACGCGGATATTTATAACAATATCGAGTATGCACCATACGTCGAGAACGGCCACCGGCAGGAGGTCGGACGGTACGTTCCGGCCATCGGTAAACGTCTTGTGAACGGCTTTGTCGAGGGCAAGCATATGCTGCGCGAGGGTCTGTTCGACCTCCAGAAAGAAGCGCCGGACTTTATCAAGACCAAAAGCGAGGAATTTCTCAGCCGCATGATGGAGGGCAAATGATTAACGTAGTACAGGAAATCGTCGATAAGCTGCGCACGGTCTATCCATCGGCGCAGTACGACATCTACACCGAGCGTATCGAGCAGGGCTTCTCTGCGCCGTGCTTCTCCATTCGGCAGCTTCGCGCGGACGTCACGCCGTACCCGTCCGGGCTGCATGAGATCGTGCAGCACATGGACGTGCGGTTCTTCCCGTCGGACGGCCGTCCGCAGGAGCAGTGCCGGGAAGTTGCACAGACGCTCACGCTGCTGCTGCGGCGCACGGAAAGCCTGCGCGGGAGCAATCTCTCGTGGGAAATTACAGATGAGGTGCTGCATTTCTTCGCGGACTACCGGCAGTTTGTCCGGGAAGTCCCGGAAGATATTCCGATGGAGAATTTGCAGACCACCGTAGGAACGGAGAACGAAAATGGCAGTTAAACGCAAAACCGAGGCAGGAGCACCGGCGTTTACCGGCGCACAGCTCCTGACCTTCGACAGATACCGTGAGCGGCGCGACCTGCTGGGTGTGCTGCTCGACAAGGATCAGCGCTACACCTTTTCCGAGGTGGATGCGCTCATTGACAACTTTATGAAAGGCAAGGTGAATTAAATGGCTTTAGGCGGCGGTATGTATACCGTACAGAACAAGGTTCTGCCCGGTGCGTACATCAACTTTGTGTCGGCGGCGCGTGCGTCTGCGACCCTGGGCGACCGCGGCACGGCGGCTTTCCCGCTGTCCCTCGACTGGGGACCGGAGAACGAGGTCGTGACCATCGAGAACAGCGAGTTCCAGAAGGGCTCACTTGCGCTGACCGGCTACGCCTACACGGCGGACGAGCTGCGTCCGCTGCGCGAGATCTTCGCAAATGCCAAGACGCTGCACCTGTTCCGTCTGAACAGCGGCGGTGCAAAGGCAGCCTGCAAGTACGCAGAGGCGAAGTATCCGGGCAAGATCGGCAACGAACTGAAGATCGTGATTCAGCAGAACGAGGGCTTCACGGCTTCGACGAACGAGGTCTACGACGTTTCGACCTACATCGGCACGACCCTTGCGGACACGCAGAAGGCAGTTAAGGCAGTTTCCGACCTTTCCGACAACGACTATCTGCACTGGAAGGGCAGCGAGGCGCTGACCGAGAACGCGGGCCTGCTGCTCACCGGCGGCACGACCGGCGCGGTGCAGGATGCAGCTTACCAGACGTTCCTCGACAAGATCGAGCCGTACAGCTTCAACGCGGTCGGCTGCGACACGAAGAACAGCACGGTCAAGGGTCTGTTCGCCAACTGGACGCGCCGCCTGCGTGATGAGCAGGGCGTGAAGTTCCAGTGCGTGCTTCATGGCTACCCTGCGGCAGACTATGAGGGCGTGATTTCCGTCAAGAACGGTCTGGTCGGTGCATCTGATGACCCGTCGGCTGTCTACTGGACGACCGGCGCGGAATCTGCGTGCGCGGTCAACCGCTCGATGACCAACTCGACCTACACCGGCGAGTACGACATCGACACGAACTACACCCAGACCCAGCTTGAAAAGGCGATCAAGGCGGGTGAGTTCACGTTCCACCGTGTGGGCGACCAGACGCGCGTGCTGACCGACATCAACACGTTCGTGTCCGTCACGGACGAAAAGAGCGCGGATTTCTCGTCCAATCAGGTCATGCGCGTGCTCGACCAGATCGCCAATGACATTGCATCGATGTTCAACTCGAAGTATCTCGGCAAGGTGCAGAACGACGCCTCCGGCCGCGTGAGCCTGTGGAGCGACATTGTAGCGCACCACACCCAGCTCCAGACCATCCGCGCCATTGAGAACTTTGACAGCAGCAGCGTCACCGTGTCGCAGGGCGACATGAAGAAGTCCGTTGCGGTCGAGGACCATGTACAGCCGGTTTCCGCGATGGAACAGCTTTACATGAAGGTAATCGTTGAATAAAGGAGGGAAAAGTCATGCTGAACGCTCCTGTTATGGAAGCAAATGATGCGGTATCCGGTTCGATGGCCGAGTGCTACGTCACCATTGACGGCAACCGCTACAATATGATGCAGCTGTACAGCTTTGAATCGTCCGCAAAGGTCAATTCGCAGGACGTGAAAATCCTCGGCCGTACCGGCATCGGTAAGAAGCCGACCGGCTGGTCCGGTTCGTGGAAGGGCACGGCGCACTTTAACCAGAGCGTGTTTCGCCGCTGGTTCCTGACCTACTGCAAGACCGGCAGGATGACGCCGTTTGAGATTCAGGTGTCCAACGAGGACCCGTCCTCGTCCGCCGGCCGTCAGACCATCACGCACACCGGCTGCCTGATCGACAGCTCGATTCTGGCGAAGTTCGACGCAGGCGACAGTCTGCTTGACGAGGAGCTTTCCGGTACGTTCGACGGCTGGGATATGCCCGAGGAGTTTACCGAACTGTCCGGTATGGAATAAGGAGGAATTTGTACAATGGGTAATCTTACCGCATTTCTGGCGCAGAACGCCAAGCAGGTTGAAAACGTGAAGCTGGTCGTATCCGACCGCTTCACCGATGAGGACGGCAAGCCGCTCGAGTGGGAGGTGCGCTGCATTTCCTCGCGCGAGGACGAAACGCTGCGCCGTGACTGCCAGTACCGCGTACAGGTGCCGGGCAAGCGCGGCAGCTTCCGTCAGGAATTCGACAACGTGCTGTACCTTGCCAAGCTGGCAGCCGCCTGCACGGTTTATCCGAACCTCAACGACGCAGAACTGCAGGACAGCTACGGCGTGAAATGCGCCGAGGAGCTGATCTCGGCCATGCTGACGCCGGGTGAGTATACGAACTACACGGAAAAGCTGTTCGACATCTGCGGCTTTGGTGATGCTCCTGATCTGGTGGAACAGGCAAAAAACTGATTCGGGACGGTGAGGGCTCTGATGATTATGAAGCGTATGCAGCGCATTACTGCTTGCAAAAGCTCCATATCCTGCCGTCCGAATATTTAAGTCTGCCAAAGGAAGAACGGGCATTTATCTGGGCGTCCTGTGTCGTGTACAACGAGGACGAAAAGGCCGCTCTGGATAAAGCAAAACGAGGGAGGTGAGTTCTATGGCACTGCCCAACACCGTCCAGCTGCGCGACGGCATGAGTAATGTACTCAGCCGTATCGCGTCCAACCTGAGTGCGGTCAACGACCGGTTTGAGCGTATGCAAAGCCTGACCGAACAGGCCGCCCCGACCGGTCTGTATTCACAATTTAACAGCGAATTGACGGGTGTGCGTGAAGAACTCACCCGAACTGTGAGCGAAGTCGAGGAGCTGCGGAGCGGCATGACCTCGGCGCAGCCGCCGGCGGAAAACCTGACGGCATCGCTCAAAAAGCTGGGTACAGCGTTCCTCGGCTCCAAGCTGGTGAGCGGTATCGTGCGTATGTCAGACGAAATGACACAGACCACGGCGCGTCTGAATCTGATGAACGACGGTCTGCAAAGCACCGCCGACCTGCAGGAGCTGATCTATCAGTCGGCTATGCGTTCGCGCGGCGCGTACAACGCCACAGCGGATGCGGTCGCGAAGATGGGTCTGCTTGCCGGTGACGCATTCAGCAGCAATCAGGAAACGATTGCGTTTGTCGAGCAGCTGAACAAGCAGTTCAAGATCGCCGGCACCTCGGCAGAGGGACAGGCAGCCGCCATGCTGCAGATCACGCAGGCGATGGGCTCCGGCGTGCTGCGCGGCGAGGAGCTGAACTCGGTATTCGAGCAGGCGCCGACCATCATTCAGTCGATTGCCGACTATCTCGGCGTATCGGTCGGTGAGATCCGCAACATGGCACAGGAGGGCGAGCTGACGGCGAGCGTTGTCAAGTCTGCGCTGCTGTCCTCGGCGGAGGAAACCAACCAGAAGTTCAACGAGATTCCGCTCACCTGGTCGGACGTCTGGACGCAGGCCAGCAACATGGCAATCATGGCCTTGCAGCCGCTGCTCGAAGCCATCAACTGGGTGGCGAACAATATTGAGGTCATCGGCCCGCTGGTGCTTGCGGCTGCGGCAGCCTTTGCGCTGTTTGCGGTGGCCGCCAACTGGACGAAGATCTGTGCTGCGGCTACAAAGGCGCTGACCGCCGCGCAGAAGATGCTCAATGCCGTGATGTCGCTCAACCCGATCGTGCTGATTATCGGCAGTATTATCATTCTCATCGGCGTGATCGCGGCGTATATCAACTACACGAACCGGGCGAAGAACGAAACAACGAGCGCCGTCGGCGTGATCTGCGGCCTGTTTGCGATGGCAGGCGCGTTCGTCTACAACATGTTCTATCTGCCGGTCTACAACGTCATTGCCGATCTTATCAACTTCCTCGGCAACGTGTTCCAGCATCCGATTGCGTCGATTGAGATTTTGTTTCTGCAGCTCAGTCAGTATGTTGTCGGTGTCATCCGCGGTATGGTGAGGACGATTGAGAAGCTCATCAACCTTATTCCGGGTGTGAAGATCAACATCACCAGCGGTCTGGACACGTTCTACGACAGCTACACGGACCGCATTCAGAAGATCAAGGATCAGTCCGGGTGGACGGAATATGTCAAACACAAGGAGAAGATCGAGTATTCGACGGCTTACGCCAACGGCTACAACTGGGGCGCAAACCTCCAGAACAGCATCTCTGAAAAGCTGGGTCTTGACCTGCCGGACGATCCGGCAACGGGTCTGCTGTCTAACATTGCGGACAACACCGCACAGATTGCGGACGATGTGAGCGTATCCACGGACGACATCAAGCTGCTGCGCGATATTGCCGAGCGGCAGGCCATCAACAAGTACACGACCGCCGAGATCAAGGTGGAAATGGTCAACCACAACAACATCTCGAACGAGATGGATCTGGACGGCGTAGTCAATCTGCTGGAAGCCAAGGTCACCGAGGCGCTTGTCACCAGTGCGGAAGGAGTGCACATCTGATGTATGAATTTTATATGGATGGTGTGCGCCTTCCGGTCACGCCGGGTGCGCTGACCATCAAGATCAGCAACCAGAACAAGACCATCAACCTCATCAACGAGGGTCAGGTGAACGTCCTGAAAACGCCGGGACTGTCGAAAATCAGCTTTTCGGCGCTCCTGCCGAACAGGGAATACCCGTTTGCGTGCTACCCGAGCGGGTATCAGCCGGCGCAGTATTACATGAGCAAGCTGGAATCGCTCAAGACCGCCTGCAAGCCGTTTGAGTTCTCGGTCATCCGCATAGACGACAGCGGCGAGGAGCTGATGAGCGCACAGCCAATGACGGTTTCGCTCGAAAGCTATGAGCTTGCTGAGGACGCCGGCAGCTACGGCGTTGACGTGATGGCAAAGATTGAATTGCTGCAATACGCGCCGTACCATACCAAGTCTATCGAGTTCAAAAAGAGCGAGAGCAGCAGCGGCGCCAAGAAGGCGACCGTCACGCAAAAGCGCGACACTACGACTGCACCGGCCGGTAAGACGTACACCGTCAAATCCGGTGATACGCTGTGGGACATTGCCCGGGTGAAGCTGGGGAGCGGTACTAAGTGGCAGTCTATCTATAATCTGAACAAGGCTGCCATTGAGGCCGCCGCCAAGAAGTACGGCAGATCGAGCAGCAGTAACGGCTGGTGGATTTATCCCGGAACCGTGCTCAAGCTGCCGGGTTAAGGAGGGGAGAACATGGGTAAATATGTTTGGCCGTGTCCATCCTACTCGCGCATTTCGAGCGGTTACGGAAACCGCGTACACCCAATTTACGGAACTGTCAAGTTTCATGATGGTGTTGACTTGGCAGCGGCATCGGGCGTGCCGATTCTCGCTTTTGGGTCGGGCACGGTAACGGTATCCGGTTTGAACGGAGGTTATGGTAACTACATCAGTATTAACCATGGCGGCGGTCTGATGAGTTTCTACGGACATTGTTCGAAACTGTATGTTTCCAAGGGCGCAAAAGTCACCGCCGGTCAGAAAATCGCGGCCGTTGGTACAACTGGCAACTCGACCGGCTGTCACCTGCATTTTGGTATGCACTTGAACGGTTCGTCGGTCAATCCGCTGAACTATGTATCGTCGAAGGACACAGTATCTAACTATTCCGGCGCGAAGTCGGGCGGCACGGCAACGAACACTGTAAAGGCGTTGTTCACGGCATACTATCCGGCGAATAATGCAATGGAGGGCGGTTTCCTTGATGCGCTCGGCAACAGGTTAGACCCAAGCAAGCACACCTGCGCTGCACCGCCGTCTGTACCGTTCGGGACGAAAATCACCGTGCAGGGTACAGGTACAGCGCTTGACGGCGTGACCTACACCGTCAATGACCGCGGCGGCATGATTCAAATCGAAAACGGCGTGTACCACTTCGACCTCTTGATGTCCTCGAACGCCGAATGTAACAACTGGGGCAGGCGAAAAGGTACCGCCGTCATCGGCGGCTCGGGCGGCTCGTCCGACTCGACGTCTTCGGGCACGAGCACCGAGAAAGAGAAGAAGAAGGACATCACGACCGTTGTCGTTAAGTCCGTCACCGGCGCGGCAGGCACGCGCAAGGAGATCCTGCGCGATGTGCCGTCCTGCCAGATGCCGGGCGCGGAACTGATCATCCAGAACAAGAACGGTCAGCTTCAGCAGCCGATGATCGAGGGCGACATTGTGTGGGAAACCACCCGCAGCGGCGCGGCGTCCTCGCTGACGTTTACGGTCGTCAAGGACGATACCCTCAATTTTCACGAGGGCAATCCGGTGTCGTTCCGGTTCAATGGCTCCAATGTCTTTTACGGATACGTCTTTAAGAAGTCGCGCTCAGACAATCGGCTGATTAAGGTCACGGCCTATGACCAGCTGCGGTACTTCAAGAATAAGGATACCATCAGCTACACGAACAAGACCTACGCCGACGTGCTGAAAATGCTCGCCGCCGACTACGGTTTGAAGGTCGGAACCGTGACCGATACCAAGTACAAAATCCCGCAGCGCATCGAGGAGGGAACGCTTTTCGATATGCTGGGCAATGCCAGTGACCTCACAATCATCAACACCGGCAAGGTATATGTCCTGTACGATGATTTCGGCAAGCTGTGCCTGAAACCGTATGAGAGCCTGCTCCTGCCGCTCTACATCGACGAGGACACGGCGCAGGGCTACAGCTACACCTCGTCCATCGACAGCGACGTGTACAACCGCATCAAGCTGGCATGGGATAATGACGAAACAGGCGTGCGAGAAGTCCACGTCATGAATAACGCGGCAAGTCAAAGTAAGTGGGGCGTTTTGCAGTATTATGAAAAGTTGGACAACGCCCTCAACACCGCTGACCTGCAAACCAAGGCGAAAGCGCTCATGAAATACTACAACGTCATCCACCGTGAGCTGACCATGCAGAAGGTGTTCGGGGATGTGAGAGCGCGTGCCGGTACTTCGGTCTGCGTCGGCATGGGCCTGGGCGACATTAACATCAAGAACTATATGTGCGTGGAGAAAGCCAAGCACACGTTCAGCAACGGCCTGTACACGATGGACCTGTATTTGAGCGGAATTCGAGGTGAGTTTAGTGCCTGATATGTTTAATGCCATGAAGCAGATTGCAGAAAACGTCTTTACCGCAATGCGGCCTGCTGACTGGTGCTATGGAAAGGTTATTTCGTTATCGCCGTTTCAGGTGCAGATTGACCAGAAGCTGCCGCTCAAAAAAGAGTTTCTAGCCGTCCGTACCGGCGTGAGCGCGTCCTCATTTAAGGTAGGGGACAAGCTCATTCTGCTAAGGAAACAGGGCGGTCAGGAATATCTCATTTTAGACAAGAAGGGGGCGCTGTAATGCTGCCGACAGAGTATAATGACGATCTCGTGCAGGATTTCGAGATCGAAACACAGCCTACGCGCACCTACGCGCTGCGGTTTGACGGCTATCCGTGCTCCGGCGGCAAGCTGGACGGACTGGAAGCCATGAAGCAGGCGATCTTCCTAATTCTCCAGACCGAACGGTTTCAGTACGCGATTTACAGCTGGAATTACGGCATTGAGCTGAACGCCCTGCTCGGTCAGACCATGACGCCGTACCTGCAGGCCAAGGTCGCCAAGGCAATCGAGGATGCGCTCATGGCAGATGATCGTGTGCTCTCGGTTGAGCAGTTTTCGTTTGTCAAGAGAAAGCGCAGCCTGCTTGTGAAATTTACGGTAACCACGACCGAGGGCGACGTGGAAAGCGAATTTGAGTTTGGAGGTGAAGCGGCATGATCGGAAAGTATTCCGATGAAATGACGTTTGACTACATTATGAATCGTATGCTGGAATCCGTGCCGGATACGGTCGATAAGCGCGAGGGCAGCATCATCTACGATGCGCTCTCGCCGGCAGCCGCGGAGCTTGTCAAATGCTACATGGAACTTGATGTTGTCATGGACGAAACTTTTGTGGACACGGCAAGCCTGCAATACCTCATGCTGCGCTGCAAGGAACGCGGCGTAGCTATTCAAGGTGAAACGGCTGCTGTTATCGAGGGCGTGTTTACGCCGTCCAGTGTGGAGCTGACCGCGGGCCTGCGGTTCAACTGCGATGAGGTGAACTACACCATCAGAGAAAAGATCTCGGCAGGTCACTACAAGCTGGAAGCTGAAACGCTCGGCACGGTCGGCAACAAGTACACCGGTCTGCTGTTACCGATCCAGACGGTCAACGGATTGGAAACCGCCCAGATTGCAGCGGTGCTCATTCCGGCCGAGGACGGCGACACGACCGACACGCTGCGCGAGAAGTATTACGCCAGTATCGACGGTGAAGCGTTCGGCGGCAACGTGGCCGACTACAGCGAGAAGGTCAACGCGATTACCGGCGTGGGCGGTGTCAAGGTCTATCCAGTCTGGAACGGCGGTGGTACGGTCAAGTTGACTATTATCGCGTCTGATTACACCGCACCGAGCACCGAGCTTATCAGCAAGGTACAGACCGCCATCGACCCTGAGCAGAACCACGGTGAAGGTCTGGGTCTGGCTCCGATCGGACACACCGTAACTGTTACCGGTGCGAAGTATGCCGATATTGCTATCACAGCAAATGTTACTTTCGCCAGCGGTTGGAACTGGGAGAACGGTAAGTCACAGATCGTCAACGCAGCTAATGCGTATCTGAACGAGTTATGTAAAGAGTGGTCGGAGAACGAAACAACCATTGTGCGTATCTCGCAGATTGAAACGCATCTGCTGACCACAGATTGTATTGTTGATATTGACGGTACAACCGTTAACGGCAGTACAAAGAACATCGAGTTGGCAGCGGACGAAATTCCGCGCCTGAAAACGATTGGCGGTGCATAATGCGAAAGAAACTGAATGAGTATTTACCGTCAATTCTGCTGAAAACCTACGAATTCCCGCTGCTGTGTGATACAGAACAGCGGGAATTTGACCGCCTGAACACTGCTGTTGATGAAGTGTTAGATGCTCAGTTTGTCAGCACTGCCGGAGAACGAGGTATCGAGAGATACGAACAGATTTTCAGTATCGTTCCACAAGATACAGATACCTTGGATGAAAGACGTTTTCGCGTACTGGCGAAAATCAATGCTCAGTTGCCGTTTTCCATCCGTCGTTTACGTCAGCAGTTATCAACCTTGTGCGGTGCGGACGGCTACAAGCTGGAACTGGACGGCGACAGGTACACGCTGACGGTCAAAGTCGCGCTGACCGCAAAGCGCAATCAGCAGGCGGTCGAAGAACTGCTTGCCGACATTGTGCCTGCGAATATGGTCTGCACAACATCGTTGCTGTACAACCAGCACGTAGATCTGACCCGCTTCACACACGCACAGCTTGCCTTGCTTACGCATTTTGAAATTAGAGAGGAAGTGTTGCCGGATGGCGAGTAAAACGACAAACTACGGACTGAATAAGCACAGTCCGCAGGATTTCTACAATGTAGAAGCCAGAAATGAGAACTGGGATAAGATTGACGCTGAACTGAAGAATAACGTTGATGCTGTTAATGCCCGCGTAAAGACCGCTGAACTTGCAGCAGAAGTGAAAAAGGTTGTCAAGGACGGAAGTCTGACCGCCGCAGACCTCGGTGCAGAAAAAGCAGGAGCAACAGCAGCGCTTGAAAAGAAAGTAGATGCACTGGGTGCCGGTGACGTTGGCGCTGACCCGACCGGCACGGCTGCAAATGCGGTGTCCACGCACAATGCTACGGCAGATGCACACAATGCGCTGTTTGCGGCAAAGCAGAACAAGATCAAGGGCAAGAAGGGAAAGTACCTCGGTTTTACGGCGAATGACACCGTGGGTGAGGTAGACGCGCCTGCATCCGGCGGCAGTCGCATTACGCTGACGTTTGCAAGCGATTTTGTCGGTCAGGTATGGACGCTCAAGGGCGGCGGGGAAACCTACACCGGCACGGTAGACAGCAGCAAGACGGCAACTGTAAGCGTGCTCGGCATCGGCACGACGTACACGCTGGCGTGCGTACTGGGCGGCGTGACGTATACGGCTGAGGTGACGACCAAGGACTACTACACGGCGCTGGCGGTGGCGCTTGAGAAATTCCGGTCTACGATTACCGTAACCGTGGACAGCGGTTCAACGGTAACGGCGACACTGGGCAGCACAGTGCTGACCAAGACGAGCACCGGCACGGCGGTCTTTACGGTCGGCAAGGCTGGTACTTGGGAAATCAAGGCTACCAAGGGTGACCAGACCACAGAGGGTACGGTAAGCATTACCGCCAGTGGTCAGAGTAAGTCGCTGACGCTGAGTTACGCTAATGTGTTCGGCGTTTGTTGGGATACGTCTAACAGTAGTACGGCGCTGACGCGCTTAACTCCGAGCACTGACCCTTACGGACTGGTGACAAAGAGCGTAACAACTGAGCCGGTTCCGGCGGTTGGTACTGGTTCGGGCAGTAGTCCTTTTGATGCGTATGCACCGTGGAGCGGTATGCAGAAAACCACCATGGATAGTAACGTCATGGTATTCATCCCTGTGTTTTATGTGGCTCAAAAGCGCAGCGGTACGAAACAGTATTTCTACGTTTCAGACAAGGTGAAAACCGGCTTTACGAAGCACCCCGGCTCGGGTAAATATGTTGGACGCTACCACATGAATAGCTCCGGTAAGAGTGTGAGCGGCAACGGCCCGTATGCAAATATCACCCGTGCAACAGCGCGAAACAAGGCGAAAAGTCTTGGTTCCAAGTACCATCTGTATGACTTCGCCACCTACTGCGCAATTATCTTTCTGTATATTGTGGAATTCGCTGATTGGGACTGTCAGTCGAAAATTGGACGTGGCTATGTTAGCGACGGAAACACGAATATCACCTCTGGCTTCACGGACGGCATGACCTATCACACCGGACGCACATCCGGTACAGATGGTTTGACCGCTGTTCAGTACCGCTGGATTGAAAACCTCTGGGGCAACGTGTGCCAGTGGGTAGACGGCTTTAATGTCAATAGTACAACGGCTTACTACTGCACTGACCCGAGCAAGTACGCGGACGATACCGCAACCGGCTACACCAATATTGGTACACTGCCCGCAGACGGCTGGATTAAGGACTTGACCGTTACCGATACCGGTTTACTGATTCCCAAAACCACCGGTGGCTCGGAAACAACGTACATTCCGGATTGTATGTGGTCGTACTCCGGTGGTTGGCGCATGTTGTATGTTGGTGGCTACTGGAACAAAGGCATGAGTGCAGGTCTGTTGTACTTCGAAGCGACAACCACTTCATCGAATTCGGGCACGAACGTTTCCACGCGCCTGATGTGCGAACCCTGAAAGGAGTGACATAAATGGTAGTGCACGGCGACAACAAGCCGGAGAAAATCACGGCGAACAGTATGCCGAACAAGCCCGGACGGGCATGGGTACGTATCTGCCTGAACGCCCGGCAGGACGAGCGCGGCTGGGAGTATGACGAGTATGTCACCGAGGTTGCAGATGGATCGGACTTGCAGGCGCGTGTGAATGAGCAGAACGACGCACTGCTTTTACAGGCCGTCGGCGAGGAATACGGCACGCTGCTGACCTCAGTTGATGATCTGCGTGAGCAGCGTATCGCAGACAGCAAGACTGACCTCGCTGCATGGCTGTCCGAAAATCCACTGACATGGACGGATGGTAAGAAGTATGCTGTAACGTCGGAAAAGCAGGCACAGCTTACATCGGCGCTGGCGGTGCAGCAGGTTGCGCAGTCTTCGGGCGTGGAACGTGAGCTGCGTTGGAACTCGACCGGCGATGAGTGTACGGTCTGGCAGTATGCCGATCTGTGTGCGCTGGCACTGGCGATTGCAGCCTACGTTGAGCCACGCGTGAGCATCCAGCAGGCGGCGGAAGTCGATCTCCGCAATGCCGCGACGGCAGAGGAGGTCTTGAGTGTTGCGTGGAATTACGCCTAAGTCTGTGCTTGAGCACCTGCTGTTCGCGGTGATAGGCGGCGTGTTGTACATGCTGATCGAGATCGCATGGCGCGGCTACACGCACTGGTCTATGGGTATCCTCGGCGGCGTGTGCTTTGTGGCAGTTGGCCTGCTGAATGAGATCCAGCAGCGACCGCCTCTTGTCTTACAAATGGCACAGGGCGCAGTAATCTGTACCGTGCTGGAGCTGCTGGCCGGTCTGGTGCTCAACGTCTGGCTCGGTCTGGATGTATGGGACTACTCCGGCGTGCCCGGTAACATCATGGGGCAGGTGTGCCCGCAGTTTACGCTGGCGTGGGCCGCGCTGTCGGCGGTGGCCGTCTGGGTCGAGGACCGATTGCACAAGATCTTTGACTAACAGACAAAAAACGTAGGAAATTTTACAGTTGAACAGGGCGAATGCCCGGAAAGGACAACATTATGTATCCCAACAACATCTACATCAAGCACTGGCGCAGCGTACAGTACGAATATAATCGCGTTATCGCGTAAGAAAGTAGGTAAAACCATGGATAAAGTAAACGATTTTAAGCTGGCCGTGACGGCAGTTGTCGCGCTGCTGACCTCACTCTGGGGCTGGTTCGGCTGGCTTGTAGTGCTGTTTGTGGGCTGCATGGCGGTGGATTATCTCACCGGCACCGCAGCAGCAATGCACCGCTGCGAGTGGTCGAGCAAGTCGGCACGAGACGGCATCTTTCACAAGATCGGCTCAGTTATTGTAGTAATGGTGGCCGGTGCGGCTGATCTGCTCATCGGCGCCATGCTCGGGCACCTGCCGGGCGTCGTGCTGCCGTTTGAGTATACGACACTGCTGTGCCCGCTGGTGGTCGTATGGTACACGCTCACGGAGTTGGGCTCGATCGTCGAAAACGCAGTTAGCCTGGGCGCACCCGTGCCGCAGTGGCTCAAGAAGATGTTGTCCGCAGCAAAGGACGCAGTGGATAAATTAGGGGAGGAGAACGATTGATGAACATTCCGTTTGTGCCGGCTGATTCGAGCAACTACTACTCCGGCCGCGGCGGCAATTCGATCAAGTACATCGTCATGCACTATACCGCCAACGACGGCGATACCGACGAGGGCAACGCGCACTATTTTCAGGGCGCAGGCCGACGGGCAAGTGCACACTATTTTGTCGATGAGGACAGCGTTACGCAGTCCGTCCGCGACAACGATGCAGCATGGCACTGCGGCGGCGCTCTCGAGAGCTCGCATCACCCGTTACGCGGCATTTGTATGAACCGCAATTCGTTGGGTGTGGAAATGTGCAGCGACATCGTAGGTGGCAAGTACACCATCACGCCGCAGACGGTAGACCGTGCCGTCGAGCTGGTCAAGTATCTCATGGCGAAGTACGGCATTGACGTAGATCATGTTGTGCGCCATTATGATGTCACCGGCAAGCTGTGCCCCGAGCCGTGGGTACGCGACGAAAGTCTTTGGCGTAAGTTCAAGGCACGGCTGACCGCGCCGGTTGAACCCGAACCGAAGAAGGAGGACAAAGTGGTCGAGAAGAAGAACGTCATGCTCAATGGCAAGACGTACACCTGCGAGTGCATCACCAGGGATGAGGTAAACTACATCAAGATGCGCTCTCTGGAGCAGGCAGGCTTTACGGTCAGCTACGATGCCGTGCGCAAGCTGCCGAGCATTACTGCGCCGCAGTGCCGCACGTTTGTGCCGGATGGCGACGAGACCGTGCAGCAGGCAGTCGATATGCTGCAGGAGAGCGCCGGTCTGGAATCTAAGACCATTGATTACTTGCTCCGCTATCAGTGGGGTGAGGATTTGGTCAAGAAGTTGGCGAAGGCTGTGAAGTAAAATAGAACCCCTCAGTATTCTATTGGAACACTGAGGGGGTGCACTATTTACGACTTTTGAGAGCAGCTGCGATTGAATGCACGCGTGCCGTACATCAGTTTATAATATCTATTGTTTAGTTCATGACTAATGTCATATACAAGGTTGTTTCGTATATCGGTGATAAAGAGATGTTCGATTTCACGAATAAACTTTTTAATCACAACGTCGTTTTTCCCGGAACCATCTTGATACCATCGAAAATGCCAGATATGATTACGAACTGCAGTATTTACTTGCACGATTGGATAGTATATTTGGGTGTAAATATAACGTCTATCATTATCATTGCTGAAAAAGCTTGTGAAGAAGTCAAAATCTCCATAATACCTATCCCAATCTATTTTACTGATGTCGGTATAGTTCAAAAAGAAATCGACCTTTTCTTCTAATCCCCAGGTATATTGATATTTGTTCAAATCGTGCAGTATTGCCTTGGTGGCATAGGAAAATCCTTCGAACGTGCGACGTCGTTCAACTCTATATCCGATAATAGATGTTAGCAAAGTTAATGAGCTGCTGCCAAATATACCGAGCAGAAGATTGCACCAAAACGGATTGGAATCCGTGAAATAAAAATTGAGTGCGAATGCGATGCAGAAGGAAATCAAGGTTATTGCGCAAGTAATATAAATAGCGTATTTGTAAGTTCTCATATCTTCTCCAATCTTTTGCAATTATTATAGCATATCGGCAGAAAATTTTCCAATGGAGAGGCGGTTGCCCTAAGCGCTTTCGAGGGCAGGGAACACCGTCGTAAAAAATTCCTTTTGTCGTCAAAGTGTCGTCAGTTAAAAACTGGAACAACAAAGATAAAGAAAAAGTGCTGAAATACAACGATTTCAGCACAATTCTTGGTGCGGATGGGGGGACTTGAACCCCCACGTCCTTGCGAACACTAGCACCTGAAGCTAGCGCGTCTGCCATTCCGCCACATCCGCATATTTG